AGAATAATCTCCCTGTCACACAGGCTGCACTGGATGCGGCAAACATCTGGATTTTGAACAACTCTAAATCCATTGATGAGTCCGAGCAATATTATTGCCCGACCTGTGGTCAAGTGGAGCTGACTGTTTGTGGTTGTCATATAAAACCACAGGAGACTCAGGTGCCTAAGGCCGCGCCTGAGCAGGGCTTGTTTCCGCGACCTCTAAGAACAGAGTATGTCGTAGACTATGAGCGTGGCTGGTTTCATGAAACCAGATCTGACGAGTTTGACGCAAACACTATCAATAATGCGTCAATGTTCGACATGGATAATTCTGTTATTCATGATGACATGGTGTGTGTGCCGATGTATAATTATATACGTTTGCACATGTCCATGAGATACGGATCTCGTAGTGAGAAATATACTCACTGCCACAAACTCGCCCTAAAGTTCTTGGAGCTTAAGAAAACCAAGGCTGAGGAATTAACCACTCTTCAGACAAATATGGTGTTGGTCACTGTCCAGAAAGTGACTGATCAGATTGAAAACAGCTGGTTATCTGCTGAAGTAAATCCAACACCAATCCGCCATTTTCCGAGGGCCTGGTTGAGGAATTGGTGGCTGTTACTAGTCGTGCGCTTGGTCATAATATCTTTGACCCTAACAAAATGGTTTCTGCTCAAGCCATTAAGCGCCGTGTACAGTATCACAGGACTATTGCCACTGGTGTTAACACCTGCTTTATTGTGGGTAGGAATATCGGTACGATCAGCAATAGCGTACGCCATTGGTTATGGCGAAAGCATGATGGGAGCGGCTGTGAACAACGTGCCACACTTTCAGCGAGTAGCTGTGGAGTGGGGCAAGTTAGCTGTCATCAAGCTAGCGGACTGGGAGGAGTGGTCGGATCTACAATTCGGGGAACATGCAACGGTGTTCTTCGAACTAGCCCTACTACTCATCCCAGTTTTGGTCTTGACACGCATTCTGTCAAAACTAATTTTCCGATGAAGTTCACAACCATCTGCGCTCAGGGCACTCCGTTAATGCCCACCGCAGAATGGAAGAATGCAAAAGTAACGGACTTGAATCTCTCCAACTGGAAAGTTATGAAGAAATGTAAAGACTCTGAATACCTTCAGGCTTTTGACATTCCTTTTAATAAAGAGCCAGTCTTTGTAATGAGAAACTGTCATCACAATGATGTAGTCGCATTGCACAATCGATATCTCAGAGAGACACCAAAAGTGTCTTGTAATCTCAAGATTGTTAAGCAAATAACTGACGAATTCATTGATATGATAGTTCCACATTTTACTGGAAAGATCTCAGCCTCAGAGTTTCTCGCAGAGAAGAAAGGTGCATTGGGAGTGCGCTACTCGGAGGCCACAAAGAATCTCATTGAGCAAGGCTTTGACCTCAATAAACATAACGACATCAAAATGTTTATAAAGAACGAGAAGTATGCTGAGCTCAAACCACCTAGGGCAATCATGGGGAGAAATCCTATGTTCAATATAGCGTATGGCCAATATACGGTACCAATAGAACATGCCATGATGAAGCTACCGCAATTCACAAAAGGACGCAATTTCCTCGAAAGAGGGGAGTGTTTCTCGAATCTCAGTGGAGAGTGGTATTTAGAGAATGATTATAGTAAATATGAATCTTCGCAACGTCTAGTTATCTTGGACACAATTGAGAAGAGGATATTGAAGACTCTCTACCCAGGTGATGCCTTCATAATGGACTTGTATGAGTCCAAGTTGATGAAGAAGGGGGTGACTTCGAATGGTGTTAAATTTCGATTCATTGGTTGTCGCGGTTCCGGTGATATGGACACTGGATTGTTCAATTCTATTTTGAATTGGGTAGCCTGCAGATATTTTGAAATACACAATGATTTTCCTTGGAGTGGAAAATTCATAGTAGATGGTGATGATGGAGTCATCAAGTCGCCCCGAGGCGTTGAGACATTTCTCAACACATTTGAACATTTTGGGTTCGAAGCCAAACTAGTACTCAGACGAGACTATCATGATGTTAATTTTTGCAGTTCTAAATTTATACAAACGACACCTGGTAATTTTTACCAAGTTCAAGATCTGAATAAACTCTTAGGACAATGCAAATACATGATAAACTCAAATTTCTCAGAGTCACTAGTAGACTATTATTCTAGTCTAGGTTTCATGTACAGTGTTTTATACCCAAATTTCCCTGTCTTTTCTGCGTTTAGCCAATACTTACAAAGTTGCGGCTTCAGGTATTTTAAACGTGAGATGGTGGAGAAAGTTCATTATGGTGCATCTCAAGCATTCACCGCCTCAAAAGATCTGAAAATCTCCATAGATCTGCCGCTCTTACGCGCGGAAATAGCTCTCGCATTTGATATCCCACACCAAGAGCAGCGTAAGATGGAAAACTGGTTTTTGAGCAGAAAATTAGACTTTCCACCAGAGTATTCTAAACCATATAGTCCGAAAATAAGATCAGTAAGACTAGAATATTCTGAAGATGTTATAAACCACATGTTTGATGGATACGTACGACCACAGAAGATCAGTAGGAAGTATGACCGTCTCTGAGTAGGCTTCTCGGGCA